AAAACGACGGCGGTTTGATCAAGGTACGTTACAAGTATTCCACGGCCCTAGCTGACAACTCACGTATCTTCTGCAAAAACATGGTGCGAGCATCGCAGGCAGGTGTCGTTTATCGCTACGAAGATATTATTCAAATGGGCGACGAAGGTATCAATAGCGAGTTCGCGGCCAAAGGTGAAAGCACCTACTCAATTTTCCTTTACAAAGGCGGTGCGAACTGCAAACATTTTTGGTCACGTCAAGTCTTTATGCGTAAGCGCGAAAATGGTAGATTCTTACCCAACAAAGGGCTATCTAATGACGAGCGAATTAGCCAACGTGCAGCGGCTCAAAAAGGCTTTGAATTTAAGGACGCTCAATACTGGGCAGAGGCTTCCACTCGACCATACGATATGCCCAACAATGGCTTCAAAAACCCACAAGAATAATGGCACAAATACTTCTCATATCCCCCGACTATATCTACCAAAATACCGACGTGAATACCTCGGTAGAAACGGCCAAAATGACCCCATACATTCGCCTTGCGCAGGATATGTGGATTGAGCCGCTACTTGGTACCAAGTTGATGAACAAGATCAAAGATGATTCCGATGATGGCTCCATCGCCGGCAATTATCTGACCTTGCGAAACGACTACCTACGTCCTGCCCTCGTTTGGTTCACTTACCAAGAGATGCTTCCATCTTTGAACTACAAAATCGACAACGGTTCAATCGCTCAACACAACTCAGAGAACACGTCAGCGGTTGGAATGACTGAGATGAACCGACGGATTGAGGATGCAAAGAAAAACTCTAGGTTCTACGCCCAAAGGCTGCAGGCTTACCTATGCGACAACTCCTCATTCTTTCCTGAGTTGAATACCAACACTGGCAGCGAAGTTACCCCAACGTACAACAATCACTTGTCGTTTATGACAACTGACAACAACCACGATATGGGTGCGGCACGTCGAATTTATCCACGTTACATGATCGATAGACAATGAAAAAGAACCGAATCCGCGACGAGAAGCTGGCAATCAAATTAAAGAAGTGCCTGGACTTGAAACAAGCAAAACAAAATACCGATAAAAAGAAATGACCGACGTTCTAGACTTCCTTGCCAAGAGCTACGCCTTTATTGCGGCCATCGCCGTGGGCGTAATTGCTAAGATATCCACTGAGATACTTATGAAGCGTAGATTGAATATGCTTCAATGGATGGGCATCGTTGGAATAAGTGTATTCTTTGGCTACTTGACCGCCGTCTATTGCTCGAACAATGAGATGGAGAATCAAGGCAAGTGGCTCGTTCCATTGGCCACGTTGTTTGGTGAGAAGATTATGATCTACTTGACCACTCATTACAAGTCAATCCTACATAAAATCATAAACCCTACACAAAAATGAGCGACGAAAAAAAGAAAAAAGGCAAGTTTTGGGAATTTGTCCGTGAAAAGGTAAAGCCAGTGATTGGCGATGTGGTATCTATCGTTGGCGATGTGACGGGAATAGAGGCCATCGAAAAGGTTGGTGATCTACTCAATAAGAAACGCGACGAAGATGCGCAAATCGCGGCACTTGCTGAGGAGTTTGAGATGAAAAAATTAGAGTATCAAATGGAGCTCCAACGCATGGAGTTTGAGTACTTCAAAACTGAGATAGCCGATAAGCAATCAGCACGTTCGCGCGAGGTCGAATACATCAAGGCAACGGGCGGTAAGCGCGATTGGCTCATGGGTGCTACGGTCATCATCGCGCTAGTGATGTATGTAGGGGCGTTTGCGTTCCTTGCCTTTGGTCCAGTCGTTCCTGACGCGAAAAAAGATTTGTTTAACATGGGCGTAGGTCAGGTATTCACCTTTGCAGGGATGGCCTTTGCATATTACCTCGGTACTACTCGAAGTTCTCGCATGAAAGATGAAACCCTTTCAAAAGTCGTGAAATGAAACGCATCCAAATATCCGATCACTTTTACTTAGATGAGTTTATCGATCCGATCATCTATGGAAAGCTAGGCCAACGCTCGCTTGGATTTATTGACAAGCGAATGATTGAAGCAGCCGAATACATCCGCAATGGGATGGGCAGTCCATTAGTGATAAACAACTGGGCAACGGGTGGGCAGTACCGCGAAAGCGGATTAAGGAGATACGAAACTCGCACCGGCGCAAGCATGAGCCAACATAAATTCGGACGAGCCATTGACATCAAGGTCAAAGGCTACACCCCGAAGCAAGTTCACGAGTTTATACTTAAGAATGAACGTTATTTGATTCAGTCGCAAATAATCACAACACTAGAGAATCACGCCTTCACCCCGACTTGGACTCACCTCGACTGTCGTTTGACAATGCTACAAAAGATTTTGATCGTCAATCCATGATTCTATACTGCGACAAAATAATACTCGCAGCCGATGCAGAGGAAGCCTCTGAGTATCGGTATCTCACGGAAGATTTAGAACTTCCAAATCCACCGCCTCCGCCACTCGAATACATCTACATTGAGCCGATTGTCATAAACATGAAGATGGTATCCATGATTGGCACGATGGACTTCACCTATGATGAAAACACACGCGTAAAACTCGCGCTCATTCACATCAATAATGAACAAATACTAATAAATGCAAACTATGAACACATCGAACGAATCTTCGTACAAGCCAACAGTGAAGGGCAGGTTACAAGCATTGATGACAAGCCTATTCATTAAGTTTCCAAAGGACCCAAATCTATCAGTTAGGCAGTACGCCAATCAGCTCTACAACAATGAGGAGGTAATTGAACTCACGGACGGGGGCAAATACACCGCCGAAACGATTAGAAGCTACTACTACCGTGTAAATGGATCCGTCAATCCTGAGCGCGATTTAGCCCAATACAAGACCGAAGATATCACAACGGATAAAGAGGTCAAGGAAGTAGACTGGAGAACGATATTCAAGGCCGCAAACGACTACAAACAAGTCCTACAATCACATACAAAGAGTGCTACCGATGCAATATGGTCCATCAAGACAAATAAACCTATCTGCATCGTCAATATCTGCGATTCTCACATAGGATCATGGGGTACTGATCACGATCTAGTGCAAAAGGTGATCGAAGAAATCGTGAACACACCCAACCTTTATGTGATATTGTCGGGTGATTTGATCCAAATGGCGATTAAAATGCGATCGGTTGCCGAGGTATCGGATAATTTACTCCCTCCCAAGTGGCAATACAAGGTTTTGGAATCCATTATGAAGGAGATTAAACACAAAGTAATCGCCGCGACATGGTGCAATCATGCGGTTGAACGTGAAGAAAAGCAGATTGGATATTCACCAACGGCCATGATGCTTGAAGATAATGTAATTTACTTCAACGGCATTGGTCATTTACAACTGAATGTAGGACGTCAAACGTATAACGTGGCAGTATCACACCTATTCAGAGGTAGATCGATGTATAACCCAACTCACGGGCAAATGCGATACCTTCGCGATGAAGCTCCGTGGGTCGATGTGTGTTTAGCAGGAGATAGCCATGTGCCGGGATTGCTAACTTACACAAGCGGAGGTAAAACAAAAGTTGCTATCAACGGGGGATCAACTCAAACTTCATCGTCATACGCTCAAAGGTACTTTAGTTTGAAAACACACCCCGTGTTTCCATGCTTTACCCTTGACCCAAAGGATCATCAAATCAATACGTACTGGTCAGTCAAGCAGTGGTTGAATCGGTGAGTGATTGCGATAGGTTCGCTTGTATTTAGCAGTTATAACCCATTATAAATGACGTATTTTTTACCATACTTTTTTCTTGCATATTTGTGAGCATTTAAGTAGGTGCCTGTAAACTCATCATTATTATTCCAATCTCCTATTTTTTCATTATAGGTTATGTAGTCATCAGCATAAATCAAATAACGGCTTATAACACGGGTTTTAGAAAAGTTCATTTGATCTCCTTTATCTTGTTTCTATATTCTTGAATTAACTCCTTGACCTCAGTGATCGTGTAGTGTCTAGGAACGTTTTTAACGGCTTCTAATTCTTTGAACCTATCAATACCTATGCGAGCGATCAAACCTTCTCTATAAGCGATAAGGTTGCCATGTAGGTCCCTATTATCGTGAACGCTTTGGCCGTGTACGTTATCTTCGTGAAAACGTAAATTCGGATATGCGCCCGTAGAGTAGTAATGGCCTGCGTCGTATTTGCCTTTTAATGGCCTACCCGAACTTATGCAAGGCTTATCCTTATCCCTTAAACGGATGTAGGTGTTGAAGACACGCTGGCAGATTTGGATGTAGTCGGATAAGGTCATTAACTTCTCTTTGGTCTTGGACTTCCACTCGCGTAGTTCCCTTTTCTCTTTGCTCACCTTCGCGGCCTTGTTCTTCTCCGCTACCTTTAGCGCATAGGCCGTCATACATTCGCGCTCATTGCACGTGGGTTGTATCGTGTTAAAGCGTGGCGTGAACTTGGACTTGCAGATTCGGCAGGTGGGCATGGGTTATACTGAATCAAAAATATCTGAAAATAATATACCGTAACCGATCAAACACGCCATGATCTCAGTAAATATAAATCCAATAGGAAATATACCCGTTTGTTGTTCATACCATTGACACAATATAGGGCTTAATAGGCTCATAATTAGTGTAGCGATAAACGCTAGGATTAACTTAGTTTTTTTGCTCGTTTTCATTTGTCACCTCCGTATGTTTCGTTGTAGTATTGTTCTGAATCTTCTTCTGAGCATGGAAACCTATCTGATTGATACGCATCCTTTATCTGCTGCCTCTCCATTGCTTTGGCTTCATTGACTGCTTGGAGCAAATCATTTCCAATAAAATATTGAGTTTTACCCATCCAATCAATCAACCGCTCAACCGCCGTTTGTTTATTATCTTTGCTCATTTTGCTTTCTTATTTGTTTGCGTAAATTGATCAGTGCGCCTGCTATAACTAGCAAGGTAAAGCCTATGAAGATTGATCCTGCTATCATTTGCCCACCTCCTTCAAAGTTTCAAGTTCGTTCTTTAGCCTTTGTATCTCGCGCTCAATCTCAGCGATCCGTGGGTTCACTGGCATATCATCCGCGTGGATGATCTTGACTGGGTGGGTGTAGATGGATGGATTGGGGTCATTCCACAAGTACTTTCCATCATACATATAACGCCTTCCATCGTTTAAAACTATTGGATATTCATTATCATAACTATGAAGCGCAATAATTTCGCGCACACTTCCATCTACACAGTAAACCTTGTCGCCCACTTTAGCGTTTATAAAATCTGAATTAAGTTGTTTCATTTTGTTTTGTATTTGTTTATGATTATTTGAATTTGCTCAATGATCTCAGCGTATATCGGTACTGGCACACGTCTGAATATTATCTTGGTCGGCTCTTGCTTTGGCCTGCCTCTTTGTTTCATGGGTCAAAAATAATTATTGCAAGCGATAAATGCAAGGGATTTTGTAATTTGGAATGGGTCTAAATAGATTCGTATTCGTTAATTGCCTTAAAAATCTCGTAAGCAACCTGCGGCACTATTGCGTTTCCATAGGCTTTGATTGATTCGTTTCTCCATTTTGAAAAGGTAATAGAGTCCAATTCTCTGGGAATCCCATCATCTCCTCCACAAACTGGGGGTTGAGATGGGAACGAGTGCCAATAGCTTCGTTGACATAACTGCCAAGATCGTCCCCCTTGCAATTTTCCGTTTTCCAATGCATACGTTCGTCTGATGTTCGTGGTGTCGGCAGTAATCCCCTCATCGCTTGTTGTCCGAGTCCTAGAATGAACGGGCTGTTGCCCTTCTCCATTTGTTTGATATTTCGTGCATCCACTTTCTCTATTGGAGCTTCGTCCATCATTGCTGTTGGTGTCGGCAAAAGACCCACAAACATTGCCATGTCCAAAACGCTGTTCGGCCTGTTCTCCCCGGCCTTTCTGCTCATCATTGTAGTTGCTCCCGTTGCTTTCAGTTTCTCCACTCGTTCGGGGTGATCCCTTTGAACACTTGTCACGGTAGGCCACAAACCAAACTCGATCCCTTCGGTGGGGAGCGTCTTTGGCACAAGCAGGAAGTATAAACGGGAGGACTTCGTACCCACAAGCCTCCAAGTCAGCTTGCACCTCGTCGAATACCATTCCCCCGTTCCAATTAACAAGGCCGCGTACGTTTTCGCCCACAACCCAACGTGGTTGAATCTCGCGAATTGCTCTAAGCATTTCGGGCCACAAATGGCGTTCATCATCTTTACCGAGCCGCTTTCCTGCGGTTGAGTAGGGTTGGCATGGGAATCCTCCGGTGAGAATATCAATTTTGTTTGCATATATTGTAAAATCAGTTTTTGTTATATCGCCATGACCAGTTGCTTCGGGAAAGTGATGGCGCAATACTTTTTGCCCAAATTTATTCCATTCGCACCAGGCTATTGTTTCCCAATCTGCCCAACGTGCGGCAAGTGAGAAGCCTCCAATGCCTTCGAATAGTCCGATGTGCCTCATTCCACACCCTCCCTTAGTTCCTCTGATACCTCCACAATCCGTAGCTTCATGTATTGCGTTACGTCGACTAGATGACCATTGTACTCTTTGATCGTAATACCACGAAGTGCACACGATTTGAGCGCATCAAATTCGCGCATGAATAACTGCCAAATGTCAAGTTTGCGTTCTTGGGGTGCAAAAAGTTCGTTCGGCTCGAACTTCATTCTTTGGTGTATTGGATATATTTTTCTCATGGTTAAAATGGAACTGAATTTTGTTGTAATGTTTTGATCTCAGTGTACTGGGCAATGTGCGGAACAAACGTCAACTGACTTGTTCCCATGCTTCCGTTGCGATTCTTTGCGATTATAAACTCAGCCATCCCTCGCGTGTCGTTCCCGTCCATATCCCTTCCATCGTCGTAGTAGTCCGAGCGATAAAGGAACCCGACGATGTCAGCATCTTGCTCTATCGCTCCACTTTCCCTTAAATCTGATAGCATAGGCCGCTTATCCGTTCTTGTTTCCACATTCCTAGATAGTTGGCTTAGTGCCACGATAGGTATTTTTAACTCCTTAGCAACGACTTTGAGCGTGCGACTTATCTCGCTGATCTCATTCTCGCGGTTTCCACGTTGGCTGCCTTGGATAAGTTGGATATAATCGACATAAATGATCTGAACCCCGTACAAGTCGCGCATGGTTCGCGCTCGCGTTCTAAATTGCGCGATGTTTAACCCTGCTTTGTCGCACAAATAGATGGGCAAGTTGTCAATTTTTGACAAGTTTAGGTTTATGAACTCCAACTCAGTTGCCAGCATACTTTTTTTCATTGTGTTTTCAAGGCTCAAATTCATCACTTGGGAGAGTATGCGGTAGGTCAACTGCTCGTTACTCATTTCAAGCGAAAATACAGCCACTTTAACGCCATTTTGAGCCTGTCTAATCGCGGTCGAGAGAATGAAAGCAGTCTTACCCATTCCTGGGCGTGCTCCGATGACCATCAAATCCGAGTTGCCAATGAATCCGATGTTGGCATCTACGCTACGTAGGTACGTCTTAACGCCTTGGGTAATCTGACCACTTGCCCTCATGCCAATTTCATTGAGTACCGACGGGATCACATCCCGTAGTGAAGTCATATCGCTTGCCGTGGTCGTTGGGGTCAGTGACTTGCCAAGCTCGTCGACCATTGCAGATACATCGTCGATGGTATTGGATTCATCAAAGCAACTTTGATAGATTGCAAGTGCTCGCATGGAAGCATCGCGCATCATTCGCTTCTCTTTGATGAAGTAGCAATACCCGGAAAGTTGATCCCAGTACACAACCGAGTGGTTTGTCATCGCTGCCACTTCGCTCACTTCGACGTTGGCCATCTTGCCGAGCGTTCGGATCTTCTTTGCTACCGATAGCAGGTCCACACGTTCGCCTGCCGCGTGAAGGTCAACAATTACCCCAAAGATTGTAGAGTGCTTTGGGTTGTAAAAGTCATTTGGCTCTAAGATCGATGTTATTTCAGTGAGGTTGCGATTGTCTTGCAGGCAAGTGCTGAGTATTGCTTGCTCGTGCTCAATCGAATGGGGTGGTATCTTGTGCAGTAGTGTTTCGCTCATGTGTAGACGGTTCTTTTTGTCGCGGGCCGCTCGGCGCAACTTGTCTGTGGGTTGTTATTAGCATTTTGATTAAGCAACCAATTACGAGTAGTTGCTTTCCAGTCTTTCATTGGAGCTTTGCCAATGGTCCAACCTTTCGATTCGTAGTAGTTGAACATTTTGGAAGATTCAAATTGTAGGTATTGTTTGGCATAAGTTTGATTCTTTGATTGTGTGTACTCAATCATGTATGCGAAGATATCATCTTGCGCAGGTTTGACAAAGATAGTCCGTGTGGTTTTTTTTGGTGGAGAACTTTGTTCGACTATATCATTAACACTTTCAGATACAGATACACTATCAGATACAGATACAGATACACTATCAGATACAGATACAGATACAGATAGGCTTTCGATAGGTTCTTTGGTTTTTTTAGGTTCTTGAATTAGGTTATTAGGTTTTTCCTCTGACTCACTAATTTGCTGATTCTTAGACGGTCTACCTCCCAAACGCCCATTTTCTGCACTGGTCAACTTGCGGCGATCGTAGCTCTCGATGTTTCGCTTCAAATTAGGTGCTATCATTTTCCAAACGAGTTTAACCGATAGGTTGCTCGTGTCTATTTCACTTTCTTTACCTAGATGGTATAAGAACAAATTGTCCATTACTTGCAATCGCTCAGTTGGTGGTAGTTCTGAAATAGCATCGAACCATTCAGTTCTAATAATAAATGTTTCCTTCATTTTTTAGTCAAAAAAATATCCCAAAAGGTTCGGCGTAGGAGGCCTCCCCTTTTGGGATCAAATACTTTCTTTATATGCCAAGGCTCCTACCACTTGACAAAACAAATATAAGTAAAAAAAATTAAACTACCAAGCAGGATCGTCAATAAAACACAAACGATATCCTACCCCGTTTTCATTGTACACCTGCGGACTGACTTGAAATATCGTGTCATTCCCACTACACTCTGACCTCATGTGTAGGTAATAGTTACCTTCGAGCACATGGGCTTCGCGCTCCGTCACTAGGCCGCAGTGGCAAGTGTTGGTAGGTGCTTCTTCGATTTCTTCGCGCAGTTCGTTCTCTTGACAACTAGCCAAAGCCAGCGCGATTGAAAGTGTGATAATCTTGTTCATAATACAAATGTAATCAATTAAGGTGCCAATTTGTTAATATCTCAAATTAACTTTTTCGCGGCGGCGGTAGTTGTAAATTTCTTCGATTATTGATTTGTACATTTCAGTGGATGGGCAATCTTTTAATACGTTTGGTTGTTGCTTTAGCTTTTGAACAAACTCTAGCATACTAAATTTTGGATTTTTCAAAAGTGATATCATCGTCAAGATAAAAGTTCTTCGTCTAACACCTTTGTAATATGGCTCTACCATCAATATTTGGTGCATAATTTCTTCTGCCTTAAAAAGTGAATCTATTTTAAATTTTCCAGAGTAAAAAATACCAAGATAAGTATTTCCAAATCCATTGCATAAAAGCATCATACATTCATTGTGTCCAAGTTTGTAGTAATTTTTGAAATCATTATAGATTATATAATCTTTATACCCAAGTTTACAGTACCCATCAAGATAATCGTCAGCACCCCAAATCTTTGCGTTTTGATTAAGAATATGGACCTCATTTAATCCGTAACCTTGACACACAACATAGTGTAAAGGTAGATTGAGTTCCTGAATCACGTCGAAGCGATGTTGCCCGTCAATGATCTCATAGTATTCATTTACTACAATGATCGTGAATAGGTAATTCTCTGCCATCGACTTTTTTAGCCGATTGATGTGAAGCAAATTTTTGTTTCGGTTGCCATCTATTGACTTGAATAAATGGTAGTCAGTTGTTGTGTGAACTTGGTTACTGTACTTCACCATTGGTTCTACTTTTGAATTGTTCATTTGATTTTTATTGATTTGATTTAAGATAAAATTTCACGATTTTCTTTCATTAACCTTTTCGCGTGTGCAATCGAGTTTTTCCCTTGAATAATTGAGATGTTTTTAAGCAGTCGCTTGTCACCTACCTGAGCCACGGCCTCCGCAATGATCTCCAATCGATCCATGACTATCGGGTCGTTCATCTGAATAGCTTGATCGATTTGATTTTTAGCGTAGATGACCGTCGCATAATGAAACTTCACGGGCAGCAACTCACCGATACTTACTATGGTGTGCGTAGTCGAACCTCTGACCGCCCAAAAGAATAAAGACCTAGCGATCACTACATCGCGCTTTCGGCTATTGACTGCCCATAGCTTAATGGGTCCGAATAGATTTTCGAGCGTTCGTATAATGGTTTGGACTTTGATCTCATTCATCACTTTGACGGGATCAGTTCCGCTGCTTTTTACCGCTTGCTTTTGGTTAATTGGCACGGCTACGTACTTACTTCCGTCATTGAATAGCTTGAACGCCTCAGCGATCTGACCATTGTACACCGCGACTTCGCCCAGTGACGTCATCGCGCTAGTGTTAATTTGATTTAGTTCATTCATTTTCTCCCTCCCCTTTCTTTGTTACAAATTTGACGTTTAATTTTGCTGACTTGCAGAGCTTCACCACTAGGCGAAACGGCATTGATTCGGGCGTGTCCATGTATTTCTTTGCCGTTGGTCTGCTTATCTTATGCCGTTTGGCAAATTCAACCTGCGTGCCGTACAAATCAATGATGATCTGAGTAAGTGGGTGTGTCGGTTGTGGTTTAATCATAGTAGCTTGGATTTGTAATGGGTGATAATTTGCTCCATGAAATGGGAGTAGTACCGGGCAAAGGTTGTGAAGCCTTGGTTGTTCATCTCCCAATTTCGGTAAAGGACGGCCCGAAGCCTTTGTGAATCTGACTTAAACCCATCGTTCGCATCTGCTTTCAGTGATTCGAGCATCTTGCTCTCGTCTAGGTTGAAAGATTCGCCTTTGAACGCGAGCCATCCGAACTTCTCCGTATCGGATAAGAGTTGGCCCGCCTGCGACGGGCTCAACTCATTTGTTCCGAATATCAGTTTCAGTGTGCGATCCTTTCGCGTGGCCACTGATTCAAGTATTGCGGGTATCGTGATCATTTTGCTAGTGTGATTTTGATGCCTGTGGTACTTGTTTTGATAGGTGGGTAAACTTCGCACACCTCGCCCGTTTCGGGGTCAATGTATTCGGTTTTGCCCTTAATTGATTTGAGCCACGCCTGAGCCGCTTTCGCTTGTTCTCCGTACTCTTTCATCGACGATTCGATTCGTGCCAGTGGTGGGTAGCCGCATGGCGAAAAATCGTACTTCGTTCCAAGTTCGGCAAGTTCGATACGTGCGCCATTGTGCATGAATGATCTTTCACCTTGCTTCGCAGCTTCGTCCGCTGCCATCCGATCGGCTACTTTCTTAACCTGCTCAATGGCTACCTCCATTTGTTTTAGCGCGATCTTCACATCCAATGCGCTGATCTCGTCCTCCTGGAGTTGACGCACCAACTCGGATGCGCCAACTAAACAACCATCAATAACTATCATGATTGACCTCCCTTCGCAAATGGATCGCCCCCATCAAACAATACCTCGATGTTCACGTATGTAGACAATAGAGCCGCATCACACTCAGCGCTCAATGGCTTCTTAGGTTTAGGATTTACCGAATACTTTGTTTCTTTATCCTGCCCCGACTTATTTACACAAAGGTCGTACTCAAACGGACTACCCCAATCGGGATCTTTCGCAAGTATTTGGATGGCCTGCTGAATACCTGCCTGCGTGATTTCTAGGACCATGATCGACTTAGTATCCTCTGACCATACTACCATTGCCCAAAAGTGCTTAACGGGCTTTAATGGGTTAATAGGTGCTGGCTTGGGTTGAGAGTGACGGGTTCGGATCGGTTTGTTGTTATCCCAATCGATCCATCCGAGTATTGGACGGGATAGGATTCTGAAACGGTTGTCACCTTGTTGAAATTTGAGGTAGTTACCGCCGCCACCTTTTGGGGCTTCGTAGTTTTCGGGCAAAAATTCGTTGCTCATTTTGTTAATTGGATTTGATTGTTTATATTAATTGAATTAAAATACTCTTGCTCTTGGATGCTTGCTTCGAATTGCGCTTGTTCTTCGCGCATATTCATAAATAACTCTTTTGATCTGCTCATGTGTGTAGTGTGTAAAGTTTGCGATATGTTTGGTAAACTAGGTTCGTGAGTTGTGATTCTACGCCGTCACGATCTAGGCGGACGATTGAAGCGGTGAAGTAAACTCTCCAGTGCCTCCGAGTGTCGGGGTCATCGTCGTAAAACGGCTTCAACTCAATCTTCATGTGATTCAATCCCATATTCATGTGATGTACCTCGGTTTTGTTTTCTCTGATCAGTTTGATTAAGTCCTGATCGGTGAATAGATGCTTGAAGATATCGAGATGCTCACGGATGTAATTGAACTCTCCCTTGGTTGCCTTGCGCATGACTAGCTTTGGATGTAGGTAAGTATGGATAAAGTTTTGCCAGTTGTTAAACCCCGATTGTGGGTGTGCGGTCACTGAGGACTGCACGCAGATTTTACTCGCCATCTTGCCCTCCTTCATTTACTAGGTCCTGCATCAACTGAATACCTTTGAGTGCATACTTCAACGCAGCCGCATCCTTTTTGAACGCCTCTAGTGAATACTTCGTTGACCATTCCTCGGTGTTTGTAGCGATCTTATCTTCGCAATAAACTACCATGTCCGCTGCCTCTTTGTAAAGGGCTTTGATGCGCTCGATTTTTTCTAAGTTTGTCATAATGTATAAGTGTTTGAGATTAATATTCTAAAGTGATTCTGAAGTCGTGACCAATACCGCCCGAACAATCGCCCGTAACTTCGATGTTGTGGTCATAACATAACTCGTAGTAGTACGCGATGGCTTCTTTTTTTGTTTCGAATTGGCGTGATTTAATCTGAGTGAAGCCCGTCTGCATTGGCTCAATAATTACTCTTGGATTTGTCATGTGATTTGATGTATCTTTGTTTGTTTGTTTGTTTGACATGGCAAATATACAACAACATTTCGGAATGTCAAATATTTTTTACATATTTCTTTGAAACGAGGTGCAATGCGTTGATTTTCAAATACAAAAAAATTACACTCTTTGGCAGAAAACAGCCGAAAAGTACACCCGAAGTAAAGAACACGGGGAGTATTTGCTATCGGATATTGTTTTAGGCATACTGGAGAAGCGAGAAATTGCAGAAAAGACGTGCGAAGATGGATTTTTAGACGCCTACGTTCGTCGGATGCTATGGCAGCGTAAGAACGTACACCGCAAGTCCCAAGGGTTTGTGGAGCTATCCACTCAGATAGCGGACGAGGAAAGCGACGAGGCCACGATATTCGACACTGAGATAATGATGGGGTGCATTGACCTAGCGACGGGATCCCTTCCAAAGTTTGATAGGGAGTTGATACGGGCCTATCGCATGGGATTGAAGCCTCAGGAAATCGCCGAGATCATTGAAGTGGACCCAAAGGAGGTCCAAGACAAATTGAGGATCGTAAAAGCCAAGTTAAAGCGACGAATAAAAGTGATTGAGCCATGATAGTTAAACCATCCATCCAAGCCGACCGCCTGACCATTTGCAAGTCGTGTAAATTTCATAAGGTCAATAAAAAAGGCCGTATTACTTGTGGTACTTATATTTTTGCTGCTTTAATTGATGGACAAAAAGAAATTGAAGTCGAGGAAATTAAAGAAAACATCGTAACACACTATCGACGTAAGATCAGATTGTGTGGGTGTAATATGAATGAAAAAACGAAGTACACATGGGCATCGTGTCCAGCTGGCAAATGGAGCACCGTTGGCATAAGCTACGATGACCTTGTGCAGGTTAAGCAATTATTGACTAAATACGAAGGTCAGACTTCATTCACGACGGATGAGTTAAAGCCATTTTTTACCGCCATCTCGAAGATCAGCGGCAAAAACATTCAGGTGACAACTTGCGCTACGTGTGTTCGCGATGTTTTCGTAGATCTTCGCAAGGCCACCCAAGACATTGAGATATAAACCAACGAACCAATGAAAGCAATCCACACACCCACGGGTCATATCGTCGAAGCCATCCAATGGAAAGGTGACAACTTTAAGGAGTTTTGGGACTTCACTAACGGAAGCATGAAGAAACTCAAAGGCAATGCGCTAGGTATTGTTATCAAAGGCTCATTGTGGCCCGTGTCGATCGGTGAGTACGTGATAAGGACCAGCGACGGGAATACCCATGTGCACTCAGCGCGATATTTTGAGGGGCATTATGAGGAGCAATTAGCAGATATCAAAAATCTACAAAATGGGACTGCACAAGGGACAAACCAATAACCCACACGGGAGAGCAAAGGGGTCAAAAAACGAACGAACCCTTCAATGGGAAGCATTGGCCGAATCAATAACGGGGATGCACGCAGAACGCTTCAATTCGATTTTGCTGCGAATGATGGAAAGTGAGAATGAAGATCAGCAGGAGAGAGGTTGTAGGCTTTACATGGAAGCACTCGAATATTTCAAACCAAAGCAGTCGAGGATTCAGCACACTGGCGATCAAGGTGGACCCGTTCAAATCATAGCACCCGACAATATCTAAAACCATGAACTTACACACCTACCGCCAAATGCGCAAAGAGATCGAGGATCTAGAACGCGAGAACAAAAAGTTGAAGCGCGAAGATGACCAAACGAGCAATCGATTTGCGCTCTTTTATTTTTTGCTAGGGTCGCTATTCATGTTCACCCTTTTATTGGTAGCTAGATAAAACACATTTTCACTTCAAAATTGTTATAGAGATATGCTGAGCTATTTCCGCAAAAAGAAAATACAAACCACTACGGATGGATCGTTCTCGATCCCGAAGGTCTATGCTGCTATCAGTCTAGGTCAGTACGTTCGTTGGCAATCGGCTACCAACCCCATTCAAAAGTGTGCGGCGGCCCTAAACCAAACCGAAGCAGCTATTCGAAAGTTAGTACCTGAATCGGTTGTGAGAATAAACGCCGCCTTTCAACTGGTCATCGAAGCAGAGACGGCCATGCACGTACCGGCTTGTAAATTGAACGGGCGCGAATACGGATTTATCCCAACTATGGACGAGATGCAGCTAGGTCAGTACATCGACTTAGACGAGCTGAGCAAGGCCGTGTTCGTCAATAGCGACTATTCAAAGCTAATTGATATGATGTGTGTAGTATATCGTCCAATCCTTTCGCGCATGGGCAACAAATACACCATAGCCGAATACACTGGCAAGGAATCGGAGCAGAACCGAAAGGACATTGAGCAGCTACCCATGTCAGTAGTCAGCGGTGCGCTGCTTTTTTTTTCGACTTTCGAACTAGAACTATTGAAAAGTTCCCTAGATTATTTGACGGCGGTCAGCAAGGAGCTGGAGACGGACTTACAATCGACTTGAATAAATGGGGATGGTTCCATTTCATAGAAACACTGAGCGACCGCAACCCGTTGAAGTTCGATGCGGTCACCAACCTTCAAACGTGGGTGGCGTTTACACATATGACTTACATGATAGACTTTAACACAAAGAACCTACAAACCGATATCAATGAGTAATAACAACGGACTATCATACACTCAGATCGTTGATCGCATGGAGGCTTTCGCCAATGGTCACTTTATGATCAATGCGTTCCAACATGGTTTGATTGACCTTATCGACGTGCCAAAGGATCAGCTCTACCCCGTTATGCATTTCGTACCTGGCACGATCCAACCAACGCTTGGCGGTTTGGCTTATCAATTCGAGGTTGTGTTTTACGATTTACCACGGGCCAAAGAAGTAGAGAATGAATATCAAAGGGAGGTCATTAGTGATATGGCTCGCCTTGCCCTTGACTTAATCTCAGAGATCAAAAACGGGAATGTATTATTTGATCGTTCGGTAGATATGGATGGCGATCCCGTTATTACTGCTTTCGTTGAATCATATTCGCAAGTTGTCACGGGCGTAACCTTGCAAATGTCGTTGATCGTTCCGTATAATTGGAACGCTTGCGAGATTCCTGCCGACTACGCGGTGGGTGGTAGTGGTTCGGGCGGCTCAGGTTCGGGCGGTGGTGGAATTACACTAAAAGTAAACGGGACGGATAATGCCGTTCAGAACGTTTTGAACCTAGTTCAAGGCAATAACGTCACGATCACCGATCTAGGCAACGGAAGCGTTCGCATAGCTGCCACGGGCGGCGGTGGAGGTAGTGTGAATTGGGGATCGATTGGTGGTACTTTGTCGGCTCAAACGGATTTGCAGGAGGCACTCGATTTAATCACTGACGTGAATTGGACGGGTGACTACAATAATGGCGTGACGTATAACGTAGGCGATGGAGTAATGTTTAATGGTGCATCGTTCAGAATGATTAGCTTCATTGGTGCAGCAGGTTATCCACCACCATCCTATCCCGGCAGTTGGTTACAAGTTACGGACTATGTTTCGCCAAATGATATTGGACTTGGAAATGTGGATAACACATCGGATGCCAACAAACCAATTTCATCAGCTACTCAAACAGCACTGAACGCAAAAGAACCGACTATAATCGCAGGTACTATATCGCAATACTATCGAGGTGACAAAACATTCCAAACACTTGATAAGTCAGCGGTTGGATTGGGCAACGTGCCAAACTTAGATACATCGACCACGACCAACATAACCGATGCGCTCAATAAGCGATTCGTTACGGACGCTAATTTGACCACCATAGGCAATCAGTCAGGAGTTAATACAGGCGATGAAACAACTGCTTCTATTCAGTCTAAACGTCCATTAAAAACTATCAGTGGAAACTCACTTGAAGGAACGGGTAATGTCGCGCTGACAAAATCGGACGTTGGACTTGGAAACGTCGACAATACATCAGATGCCAATAAGCCAATATCCACGGCTACACAAACGGCATTGAACGCCAAAGAGCCAACTATAACCGCAGGTACTACCTCACAATATTACCGAGGTGATAAGACGTTCCAAACGCTTAATAATGCAGCGGTGGGATTGGGCAATGTAGACAACACATCGGATGAGGATAAACCAGTCAGTCTTGCACAAGCGACTGCCATCGGAGCAAAGCAGAATACTTTGGTTAGTGGTACCAACATCAAAACTATTAACGGCAATTCAATACTCGGATCGGGCAACCTAGCAATATCAGCGGTGGTCAATCACGCCTATCGCACATTCAGCACCTCATTCACTCTAGCCGCATCAAGTGGGGATCGTTGGTATGTGATGCAAAACGGATTGAGCAGTGGAACAGAAGCAGCTATTCAATCATCGGCTGAGTTCGCCATGACTTTTACTGAAATTCGCGTGAGGACGGTCAGTACACAATCGGCCACGGGTTCACTTGTTTTCACGCTTCGTAAGAATGGAGTTGATCAATTCAGTTTGACCATCGCGGCAGGTGCAACGGCAGGAGTTTACACGGCCACGGGTTCATTTTCGGTCGTTGCAGGTGACTTGATCAATTGGAAGATCAGAAACAACGCCACGGCAACATCAGCAAACATCGCACAACTCTCAGCAACCTATCAATAATGGACGTACTCGAATCAATATGCGATGAAATACTAGAGCTTGCTCGCCAAAACGTCGGGGCATACCGAATGATCAACGGCAAAAAGCGTCGAAGGGTGGCCACGGGTAAACTGAAAGATTCGTTGACCTACTCGATCACTCAGGGGCGAAGTGTTACCCGTGTGAAGTTTGGCGCAAGTGGTGAGGCTAGCAAGTACGCCAACGTGATTGAGAAGGGTCGGAGAAAGGGAGCGAAGCCACCGCCAACCGATGCGATCATGGAGTGGATGAAAAAGAAACCTATTCGCCTACGTGGTCCGAAAGGTGGGTTTATAAAGTCGAGTGAAGCTGAGATGCGCAAAGTGGCGTATTTGATCGCTCGCTCAATTGGAGTTAATGGCATCGAGGGTATTCACTACTTTGAAGATGCCGTAAACGATGTGATGGAGATAAGAGGTCAAGAGTTGACAATGGAATTAGTAGAAAGGTTACGAACAAAAATAATGGGCGCAAAATGGCAATAACAATTCACCAACAACCCGATGAACACTCAGCGATTAGCACGCCGCTAATTATCACCGCTTCATCTACTAACTCGTCAAATGACGGGTTTAAGTACGTCGTGCGCTTAGATATTGCAGGTAATCAGATCAGATACATCGTTTCACCAAACCCAAACGACTACCTAGTATTCAATATCGTGTCATCGGTCACTCAATACCTACGCAATATCTCAGGCAATCTTGACCAAGCGGATGCCGACGGAAGCGTTCACTCAATTACAAGAGGCGATCAGATCAACATTGCAGAAACTCAGGCATTCGATGGCAGCGCAGGATTTCAAGCTTCAGGCATTAAAATATGGGAGGCGTGGGATGTCGACGGGGTATTTGCCATTAATGAAGCAAGTCAAATAACATTAGCATATCGGTTTTACAACTATCTCGACTTCACTACACGCGATGGGTATAAGCCATCATTGCTAGCGCGAATAGGCCACGAAGATGGCGATCAATCGCGCTTAATGAGTGATCGCTTGCCGTCAACGTACTATTGGCAATATGCATCAAGTCTTGGTTTGAACCTTGATAATACAATCTATATACCCGTGAGAGAATCCGATTGGGGCGTGTGGGATATTCGCGGGCCTTATAGTACCGATTCAATCACTGAGCCGAATTACATTAGGCTACAAATTTTTGCAAACAATGGCACGCCAACAACAGTTGATATCGGATTAGAAGATCAAATGGCGTGGTCGCATTTGCCAATATACCCTGCCAACCTAAACGCATCAACTTTTGGTGGAATAATCAAACCAGAGGACTTTCCTAATTGGAGATTTATACTTTTCAAAATATTCAATTCAAGTGATGAGCAAGTGTCGATGAACTACGTCATGTTTAATGTGGATAGACCCCCGTTTCGGGGTCAATGTATTCGGTTTTGCCCTTAATTGATTTGCTCGCTCAATTCCTATCGTGGCACTAAGCCAACTATCTAGGAATGTGGAAACAAGAACGGATAAGCGGCCTATGCTATCAGATTTAAGG